ATTCATGTCATATTTATATTGTTCATACATATCTAATTCGTCTTGACTGTAACCAGAAGCTTTTTGTGAAGCATAGTTCATTAACATTTCCATTTGTATTTCACTTAACTCTCCCAAAGGTTTACCAAATAAATCCATAGATAAAGAATTTAATTCATCCATTCTATCTGGACTTGATACTTGTTCACCAATCTCTACACCTTCTTCTTTCATTAAATATTCTGGTGTAATAATTTCTTCATCAAATTCCATAACTTCATCATCAACATCACCACCCCTAGCTAATCTTAATTCTCTAATTGGTAATGGTTTAATTGTATTTTGTTCTTCTAATTTATCATATCCTTCTTTAGCAGCTTCAAGAGAATCAAAAAAATCTTCGCCTTCGTCTGAGTCTACCCATCTTTCTTTTTTAGAATCCCATTTCTTTCTTTTTTTCTTTTTATCTTTATCTTTATCTTTGTGGAGTGCAATGTCTCCATAAGCATAACCAATTCTTCCACCGTTATTATATCCACCGGGCATACCACTTTGATCTACATATCCACCAGGCATACCAGTTGGATAGTCAGGATCTGAAAAATCTCCGTATTGGGTATCACCCATCATAATTCTTCTTGCACTAGCGCCTGCACTCTCAGGAGTAATCATATCTATAGCTGCATCAGCTCCTAAGATACCTAACCCTGGAGTGTCCATTACATTTTCTGCTTGAAGCATGGCAATCATTTCTTCCATAGTTTCTTCACCTGTTGCAAGTCCTGGAAATCTTTCCATAAACTTTTGAAATATTTGTTGATAAGCTTCATCTATCATTTGTTGACTTTGAATCTGATCTTGTTGAGTTGGAGAAACTTCTGATATTACTTCTTCTGAATCTGCGGTAACCATATCACCCACTGCATGACGAACTCTACCACCTGTTCTGTATCCGTAAGTGTCTAGCATTTCATCCACTTCACCCATGTCCCACGTTCCAGTATTTTCGTAGATTTTTCTGATAGCAGCTCTTCTATTTGCTTTGTCAGCAATCCCTTGTTCTTCTAATTCTCTATTGTATTTGTCCAATGCGTCTTCATTTAATTCTATTTGTTTGATCCCTGCATCTATTGAACCTTGAGCTCCTAAAGTTGTTAATGGTCCATAGTCCGCAAGTTTTTTAGCATATTCTGCTCCCATCTTACCTGATTGACCATATTTTTCTAATCCTGCTGGAGCTGCAGCTAACGCTGCTGTAATTCCTACATCTTTTAAATCTGCTTCATCATCCGTAAGCCCTCGTGTACCACCGGCAATAATTGCTTTTTGCATCCAAGGAGCTAAATTTCCTAAACCCAGAGCAGCACCTGCGCCTGGGATCATAGCTGCCATATAAGGTACAAAAGGTCTTATTTCCTTTGGTATTATCTTTTTAATTCTTTTACGTATCTTTGAAAAAAATCCCATATTATCTTCCTATTATATTATTGAAAAGCAAGGTCGCAACTCTTGTATGTAAGCTAGTATCAACCATTTTACTTCGTTTTTTCCTTTCAGTCAATCTACTTTATGTTTGTATCAGTACCTATTGGAAGCCCAATTACCTTAACATGTACGCTCTTTGAGATATGCTCTTGTTTAGTATCTGTATGGGGGCTATTTACATCAGCTTTAGCTTCTTCTTCTGATAAATATTCTCTTCCAGTTTCTGTATGTACAATAGTAAGTTCTACTCTAGGCTTATATTTTAAGACTGATTTACCATTTATTGTTTCGTATTTAATTTCTTCTTCTTGTGCTACAATTGTCATTATCTATCCTCTCTATTAATTTCTAATATAGATGCTACCACATGTAAAGTATTAGCATCTGCTGCTGTTACTTGAAGCACTTCATTTTCTAACATAATTAAAGGTTCCGTTAAAAGTTGTAAAGTTTCGTTACCTGCTACCGCTTGTGTTTTAAATAAATTAAACTTGTTACCTGTTGAAGGATCTGCATCAAATAAATCTACAGTAATAGTAGTAGCTGTATTAGTATCTTCTGATACCAAAAGAGATTTTACAATAGCTCTTGAGTTAGAAGGCACACTATATAAAGTAGTAACTGTACTAGTTGTTAAATCTTTTTTTGCGTTTAAATATATATTAGCCATATTATCCTAGTCCAAACCATGTGTATCTTTCAGAATCTTCTTTTAACTGAGTTAAAAATGTAGAGTTAAGTTGTTCTACTATAGAAGAAAAAGATCTATTGATTTGTCTTTGGTTATCTTCTGTGTATTCTTTTTTTGGTTCTGGTAATCTTACTGCTATCTTTGTCATTATCTTCTACCGTCTGGTTTAAGATCAGCTTGAAAAGTTCCAAACCTCCAACTTTGTCCTGATCCTGTATTTTCAATTTTAATAGCTGCGTACCTTCCTCGTGCTCTAGTACTAACAAATGTAGTAGAAGTGTCAACTGTAAAAGGACTAAAGGAAGAAGCTGTATTAGGTGCAGCTGGAAAAGGAGTAACTGATACATTAACAATTGCATTTCCTATTAAGTTTTTAAAGTTAGGTAAAAATCTTCCCATAGATAAAAAGTATTCTCCAATACCTTGATCTGTTTGTAATGCAAAATCAAAAGATTCTACAAAAGAAGTTAAAGCTGTAGTAGATCCATCAGGATTAACTTGATCAGTTCCTATTTCATGTTCAAAAAATACACTTTTACCTAAGCCAGTCTCTCCACCAATAACTGGAAATGTACCTGTGCCTGTACTATCAAATGCTGTTGCATAAGGTTTAGGATAAACTAATGAATCAATCCAAGTTGTTCTAATTGAATTAGTATTAGTTCCTGTATACCAATTACCCATTGGCACTTGTTGATTAGTTTGACCGTAGTTATAAACTACATATCTATTATTAAAATCTGATCCAGATGTTGGATACCACCAAGTAACTTCTGTAAATAAATTATTAATCCCTGCACAAATTTGTTGTCCTTTAGTTGTATCAGCATCATCATAAACATAGTCTTCAACCGAACACGGTAAAGTATTAACTGTACCATCAAAAGAAAAGAAGCCATTGTTAGACATCCAATAAGCAACACCATCTATTTCAATAGCTGCATTCTGTCCAATCAATCCACAGTTAGTACCTACTTGTTCAAATCCAAATGTAAATGGAGCACCAACAAATTTCATGGTATATAAAGCATTATCAGTCCATACTAGAATATTTTCTTTAGCAGAGATAGCTCCCATAATTTTTGTACCATCTTGTAATCTTTGAGAACCAGCTGTGTTTGTTGCTTGAATAGTATAAGTATTTATATTTTCTTGTTCAGAAAATCTAATTAATAAATCTTCTTGAGAAGTAGGAGTGCCAATAGTGGCCTCAGTTCCAAAATGAATTAAGTGTCTTGTAGTAGGAGATACTAAAGTTAATCTACTTTTATCTGGATTGTTAGTTGTTTCAAAACTCGTTGTAAGTTGTGATGCTCTTGTTGATAATCTTGCTGCAATACCAGCATTCCATGTAAATGTTTTACCGTTAGCAATGGTTGCAACTAAAACTTCTCCAAAACTACTTAATGACCAAAGCCCTGGTTCTAGAGTTGTAGTAGTAGCTACTACTGGATCACCATAACCAGCCCAGTCTGTAGATTGAGTAACAGTTGTTCCTAAAGCTGTTGTTGCTGGAGCTGTTGTTCCAGATTGTGATCTACTAACCGTTGTTAAATCACCTGGAGCTGCATCTGTATTTCCAGTGTAACTAATTAATTCAGAAGTAGCTGCATAATCACCACTTGAGAAATCACCAATTAAAGCTTTACCACTTGTTGAAAAGTTTTGTGAATCAGCTAAAGTAATAGTGGTATCCGCTGCTACAATACCTGCATTCAAAGTACTTGTTGCAGAACCTTGAACTGTTCCTCCAAATTGTCCTACACCATATCCATAACCATATGTTTGCGCAGCGGGTCCAACTCTTGAATAAGGTTTAACAGTACAAGTTCCATTATTGTATGGACCTCCTCCTGCTTCTTGAGTTGGAGAGGTAATAGTAAAAGTAGTATTAGTTGGAACAGTAATAACTTGATAGGGTTTATCTAAAAAATCTGCATTATCTAAATTTGAACCCGTAGGTTTAGTAAACGCAGAAAAAAATATAATATCTCCTTCTTTAAAACCATGAAGAGTTGCACCTGTATCAATTGTAATGGAAGTATTTGCTGTATTAGAAGTAACTGTAGAAGCTAATGCAATAACTGCTCCGTTGGCATCTGTATCAAAAGGAGTAATGTCATGAAGACCTCCTTCAAAATAACAGATTAAAAATTTATCAGTTCCAAGAATTACATATCTGTTTCCAGATGTATCAACCAAAGCATGTTGTTTTCTTGCTACACCTACAATAGTATCTGGTAATAAAGATTGCCATCCTCCTACTTTTTCAGGAAGACCGTATCTAAATCTTACGTTATCTGAATCAACCCATCGACCTACTGCACCAACACGTGTGTCTTGTTTGTCAACTCCCGGTGCAAATTTAATTTGTTGAAGAGCCATTAATTAGCTCCTATGTATTATTTGATTTTTGAATCCAACCTTTACCTGCAATATTAGTATATATTAAAGTAACAGATTGATTGTTTGTTTGTAAATCTAAGTTAGCAGTAAGATTTTGATATTTTAAACCATTAAAATTAACAACACATTTATTAGTTGCAAATCCGTTTGCAGCTGAAGCATCCATAATAGTTATTTCATCTCCTGCGACTGCGGTTGCAGGTAGTGTTATTGTTACCTGATTGTTCTGAGTATCTACAAAAACTTGATCTCCCGCAACAGCTGTGTATGCAGTTACAGTTGCAGAATCTATAGAAACATGTCCTTTTTTTAAAATTCCACCTAAAGTAGTTAAAGGAGTAGCTCCATTAGAAACTAATAACATAACAGCTTTTTGAGGAACAGGTACATTAGAAGCTGCTCCTGTAGTTAAAACTTCTAAAGTAAAGAGATCAGTAGCTGAAGCTCCTCTTGTAGTAGCGTCTTCAATTATGTAAACTCTTGTAGCTGTTCCGCCTGTAGTAGAAGCAGGCATTGTTAAAGTTGTATTGCCAGTTAAAGTACCAGTTAATTTTAAATATAAATGTTTACCATCCGCGGTCGACGATCCGTCGGCTAAACTTAAAGTTTGAGTAGTACCTGTAATAGGAACTTCTAGAAAAGCAGTAGCTGCTTCTAAAACTTGTAAATTAGTATTATTAATTGATCCCCATAGACCAGCTTTTTCACCGGTTGCTATTAGTTCTAATGATAAATCTGTTGAATAAGTTGATGCCATATTAGTACGGTTCTATTGGTGTCCAAACCATGTTTGCTCCTGGTATAATTTC